GAACGTCACTCTTATCCCTGACGGCAATGCATATTTCACACGTTCTATGGGTATGCTCGTCAATAAGTCTAACCTTGGTTTCGGTGATCGTTCTTGGCGTTATGCTGCGGTCGTGGATAACGGAATCATTGAGAAACTTTTCGTTGAGGCAGGTCAGCGTGATAATGCCGACTCAGATCCATATGAGGTATCGACACCTGATAATGTTCTGGGGTATGTGTCAGCAAATGTGAAAGTTGGTGCTACTATCTAAACAATCAAAGCGTCCGAAAGGGCGCTTTTTAATAAATACAACGGTGTTTAAGTAATATCCAATGACCCTAGATCTTCATAACTTTTTTAAATTTTATGATGAGAAGAATGCCAATCACGTAGCGGCAGTTCAGTGGTTGGAAGATAAACTTCCAGAAAAATTTCTAGATGACGCAGAGACTGATTGGATTGGTATTTTCAGAACGAAACCACCAACTCCAGAGGTTCTTGCTGTTCCATATTTCAACCAAGTAGATAACTACAGAGATGCACATAGAACTTGTAATAGTTCATCGTGCGCTATGTGCCTTGCTTTCCTCAAGCCAGGAAGCATCAAAGGCGACGATGAGTATGTTAAGAAAGTATTTGCGATTGGTGATACAACAGACCATGCAGTTCAGACAAAGGTTCTCGCAGGTTATGGTGTTAAGTCACACTTTAGTTACAATCTTTCTTTTGCTGACATTGATAAGAGTCTTGATGCTGGGAAGCCTGTCGTTATTGGTATCTTGCATCGCGGTTCTCTATCTGCACCTACTGGTGGCCACATGTGTGTAGTCATCGGTAAGACACCAGACGGCAAGGGATACTATGTCAACGATCCATATGGTTCTCTTAACGATAACTATACCGGTCCAGTCACAAATGGTAAGAAGACCATTTACACCAAAGCAGTTCTTAAGCATCGTTGGTGCCCAGGTGGCAACGATGGTTGGGGTCGTATTTTTGACTGATTATTAAAGGAGAAAACCAATGGCAAGAGTAGATTTACACAATTTCTTTCAGTTCTACGACGAGAGAAATCCTAATCACGTTAAAGCAGTTCAGTGGCTAGAAGACAATCTCCCCGTTGAATATCTTGGTGATAATGTAGAGTGGGCGGAGATCTTTAGAGGAAAAAAGACTAGTGCTGCACCAGCCCCTGCCGCTGCTGCAGCTCCAGTAACTGGTGGTGATGATGTCCCAATGATGGGCATTAAGTTGATCAAAGAGTTTGAAGGATGCCATCTGAAGGCATATCCTGATCCACTGACCGGTAATCTTCCAATCACAATTGGTTGGGGATCCACTCGTAAGAAGGATGGTTCCCCATTTAAGATGGGTGATACAATCACACAACAGGAAGCTGATGAACTATTGATTAGTCAATGTAAGAATCAGTTTCTTCCTTCATTACGCAAAATCCCACATTGGAGTGAAATGTCAGATGGAAAAAGAGGAGCTTTGCTCAGCTTTGCTTATAATCTTGGTGCCGGTTTTTACGGCGGCGCTAACTTTAATACTATTACTAAACGCCTAAAGAATAAAGAGTGGGACTTAGTTCCTGATGCTTTATTCCTCTATCGCAATCCTGGATCTAATGTAGAAGCAGGTCTTGCACGTAGAAGAAAGGCGGAAGGCGAAGCCTGGAAAAAGGGATAAATAGTTACAATCATTACTGATTCTTGATCTTAACTGGTCTGAATCTACATACCCCGAGTCCTCTGTGACTTGGTGAATACTTTACTTTTAAACAACTTTAGTTTGTTTCGTTTAGTACACACTGAGTCATAGAGGATTCTTATGTCTTACGCTACGAGGGCGCTTGCTGTAGCGTCTGCTCTTTTGATGGGAGCACCAACAGCAGTCTTAGCACACACAAACTCAATTGGATATGTTGGGGATGGAAACGGTGGAGTCACTTTCTGGTATGGTAACTGGCACCCAGGAACTACCTTTAATGAAGGTAACCTAACTCTTATTGGTATTAATGGAAATAGTTTTCCATCCACAACTGTTAATTGGACTCTACTTTCTGGTACAGAACCAACAGGTTTGATTCCTGGTACAAACTATTTTACTTCTAATGGAACATCACTAGTTCCATATCCTACAAATCCAATATCATACACTTGGCAGGGTGTAACATTCACTGGTCTTTCTGCTGGTGATTATCAGTTTACTTACAACGCTGCTGGATCTCCAACAGTAAACTGGATGCCTATGGATAGTGTGATTCTTTCCAGCACAGTTACAATCACAGCAGCAGCTCTTTCTGGTGATGCTGATGGGGATGGTATCAATGATGCAACAGGAGCACCAGTAACACCACCAGCGCCAGCAACGCCAACTTTGGTGTCTTCTGCTGCTGGAACTCCTATTGTTACATCTAGTACTTCTTCTGGAACTAGAACTGAAACATCTACACAAGACCGTTATGTGTTTGATACGCAAGCAGACACCAGAAGTTATTATAGAGACACTGTTACTACAACTATCCCTACAACCACAACAGTTACATCTTCTACTGCAACAACAGTAGATACTTATAGTGATGGTTCAACAGTAACAACAAACGGAGCAACCACCACCACATCATCAACTTCGGATGCTGGTTCTGGAACCTCTGTTGTTACTCTATCTACTGTTCCTGTATGGGTTGAGACTAGAACCTATGATGTTCAGAGAACTGCATATGCACCATCAGGAGCAGCACCAACGGTAGTTCATACTCATAGATATACTGCAACTGAAAGTGGTGCTCAACAGAAAGTAAATCATCACACCACAACTGGAACAACCACACCAACTATCAGAACTGTAACAACCACAGCAGTTTATACAAAGGTTTATACTGATGGTTCACCAACAACAGTTACAAATGATCCTTCTGTAATCACATATGAGACCAGCACTTCATATGCAGAAACTTATGCATCCAGAGATTACTTTGGACGTATTGATCAACTGGAAGTAATGGATAAGGTTAATGGTGGTATTAATAGTCTTTTAACTCACGAACCAATCACCAATCATAAGAAGAGATTTAGAATATTTGATAATACTAGATTTGCACAATCCTATAATGCTGATGGTTATAATGCAGATACTAGAATACTTGGTGGTGGTTTTGAGTATGACTTAACAAAAGGATGGACTGCTGGTGCTCAATATAATCATATCAATATTAATATGAATGGTGTTGATAGTCTTACACGTTCTACTAGACAGCATATTGGTTTGTTCAATAGTTTCCACGGCAGAGATATTGCACTTGTAACTAATGCTGGTGGTTCATCAGACAACTACAACTATACAAGAAATGTTGCAGGTATCTTCCATAATGCTGGTGAAACAAATGGACAACAATGGTGGGTATCTAACAGACTATATGTAAATAATTCTGGATGGTTTAAACCATTTGTAGGATACACTGTTTCTAATGTGAAGAGGGATGCTTATAATGAAACTGGTGATTCTAGATCAGTAAGAAATGTTGATGCATTTAATCAAACAACTCACGTCGGTGAAGCAGGTCTCAAACTAGAAACTAGATTTGGGGGCAAGAAGAGAAATGTCTTTGGCGTCTCTGTTGATGGTGCTTATGGCACTGACAATTCTTATGGCGTCACAGCAGCTTTAGATTATAAAGAAGTCTTATTCGTTGAAGGTTCTCACGGTGTTTCTGATGGTGTAACTACCAACTCTATTGCAGGTAAAGTCAAGTTTAGGTTCTAAAATCCTAAATAAGAAGGACATCAATCACACGGACTGATGGATAAGAAAAAAGAAAACGCTATGGGACAAGTTATTCGTATTGCGATTTTGGGTTGGTCTGCTGCCCTTCTTACTGCTAGTTATGCTGGTGCTCTATCTAAGATGGATCCCACTTTCATTGCGACCGTCTTTACTGCCTCTGCCGCAACTTTTGGTATTAATACAATGAAGAAAGGTGGTGATGAGGATGAAAAGAAAGAAGAACCACGTAGAGAAGAAGTAGTTGCTGTTGCTCCACCAGAATCAATTGTTCCAGAAGCAGCTCCATCTCTTGAAGAAAGAGTTGAAGCTCTTGAAGAGGGTCAAGTTCAACCCCGCACCACAGGAGCATAATGTCCAAGTCTGCTAATAAGGGCAAGAAAGGTTCTGCTAATAATAAAAAGCAGAACCAGGGCAATGCTACTGCGAATAAAGCAAAGAATGGTGGTAAGAAAAAATAATGAGGTATTATGCCACGCGAATGGAATACTCCAATTCGGGAACCCTGGAATCCTGTAATTAAAAAGTGCCTTGATGCTGTTGATGAACACATCAAGGCATATACTAAAACAGGAGATGACTGGCACTTATCACAAGCAGAAATATTAAGAAAGTATGTAAAAGACTTAAAAGTCTTTATACATAAACAAGAAGGATGGTGGGATGAATGAAAAAGATCATCACAGCAATTGGTTTATCATTAACCCTGGCATTTCCTGCATTTGCTAGTTCGGTAGAAAAGAAACAACCAACAGTTCCCGCATACAGCCTTGCAGCAATGGGTTGTATGATACTCCGAGAATGTACGGAAGGGGTCGAACAACTTACACCAGACTCTGCGTTTTTATCTGGCAAAGAGTTTGATAACTTTAGAGTAGAAATCAAATCTATTCTGGTAGCACTCAATAAACTTAATGTTCCAGTTTATATTGGTCCCAGTAGATACTTTACACCAAGAACAGTTGGTCTTTATAAACCAAACTATAATCGTTTCTTTATTAACGAAAGTCTTATTCAAGATCCTAGAGAGTTTCTAGGGACTCTAAGACACGAGGGGTGGCACACCGTTCAGGACTGTATGGGTGGTGGATTACAAACATCCTTTATGGCACAAGTACATCAGGATGCGGAGATTCCTGCTTGGGTGATGAAGATGACTAAACTTGCTTACGAATCTATGGGGCAGAGTCGTGCTGTTCCTTGGGAAGCAGATGCTAACTGGGCAGAAGAACAGTCTGGTCAAACTGCAAAGCACCTAGAAATGTGTGCGAAAGGACCACTCTGGGAGCAGGTAAGACCCACTCCGATGACGATGGAATGGTTGATTGGATGTGGTTGGATGAAACCCCAAGAAGGTCATAAGGAATATACACCAAATAAAAAAGCAGATTATTGTGTAGAAGGTAAGTTCTAATGCCGCAAGAATTTCCTTGGGGAGTGATGGCGATTCTTGGTCCAGGACTTATCTTTGTTGCGTATATCATTTACTATATACTACGGTTAGCAAACGAGGAGATGAAAGATGAACACGACACTACCCACAGAAGTCATTCTAAAGGCAGTTAAAAACTGTGTTGATGTTTATGCTGATAAGAATGATTTCATTGTAGATAAAAGTATTCCTGGATATTGTATTCTCGCAATTGAGGGAACCAACGAAACATCAGACTGGGCAACTAATCTAAAATTCTTATTCCGTAGTGAAGATACTCACAGAGGATTTAAGGATAATGCTACCAGAACGATTACAGAACTAGTATTAAACTTTGAGTCACTTGAGAAGGGTAGAAAACTGATTCTTGCGGGACACTCTCTTGGTGGTGCGACTGCGACTGTTGTTGCTGATTTAATGCTTAAGTCCGCACCAGACCTAGCAATCATCACAATTGGTTCTCCCCGTCCAGGTGGTAGAGGTTTGAAAGAAAGACTGAAGAATGTAGAGCATCTTCGTTTTGTTCACGGCGATGATGTTGTTCCCAAAACTCCACCTTTCTT